CTAGGGACTATAACCTTCCTGGAGCGCTTCGAGGCGCGCCAGGCGGCTTTCGATCTTCCCCAGCGCGGTCACTTCCGATTGGGTCATGCTCATCCAAACACCTCCCCAAATAAAAATAACCCTCATCGGGTTATGCGCTATAAGGTTCTCCGGTAATCTTTTCATAGTCTTGTGCGCTGATAAGATCGGCTCCGACCGCATTGTACACGGTCTGTTGAGTGATCGTTCCAGCTTTGTATAGGTTATGAATGCTCTGTGCCAGCGGCTTATCCCATTGCATTTCAAACCATCCCTTTCAGTTGCAAGATTTCGAAAGTCAACGCATCAATTTGTGCCTGATACGGGTCTTGACGCTGATATTCTTCTTCCAGTATCTGATTTCGCAAATCTTCATATTGCTCCTGAGTCAGCTCTTCAACATCGGACGGCAATTCAGCCAACTCCTCAGTTGTAGCCAAAATGCAGAAAGAAAAATCTACTTTGTACGCCTGTGACCCAGGTACAAACCTGTCAATGTCGAGCCCTTTATAGTCGATATGACCATTCGGACCCAAAATATTTACGACTTTTACAAACATCATAATTATCTCCTCCTTACTTACTAATCAGCAAATACTCGATGACCCCAATCCATGGGGCCAGGCCAATAGCGCCGGTTGACCCATAATTAGCATTTCCTAGCTGAGAGTAAGCTACTGACGTGTGATCTTCCGAATATGTCAACAAAACAATGCCATTTATAAGCCCATTATTTTGGTAACTCCGTGGGACTATATATTTTGTGTTGTCAAGCGCGACCATCCATTTGTACGTGTTTGCTCGCTGCAGAAAGTAACTAAAGCTTACCGACGACAATAGTGTTCCGCTCGTCGAGTATGCTTCTACAACATTTCCGTTATTCGCCAACAGCACCTGTCCGTTTTTGCTTACACACACTGGATTTCTTGACAGTCCAGGTATGCTATAAGTGTTGAGGATTGTTCCAGATGTGTTTAGGGCATACAGGTACGAATTTTCCGATCTGACGGTGTAGATGTAAATTAGATCATCATAGTAATGCATGGTTAACTGAAGAGTCGAAGCGTTGGGCAACGTTGTGAGAACAGTGGTTGATATTGTCGTTCCGGAAGCAGTTCTGATGCTTTTGGTGACTTGTAGACTTGAGTTTACCTCATAATAACTAAATGTCTGATCGCCATTATAAACCCGGCACTCGGTTGAGTTATCAGATGTAAACGTGTGTATACTGCCACCCCAAAAATATGGGTCGCCTTTGTACGTCCCGGTAACACCGAAGATATTAACGCCATTCTTAATGTTCCCTGCCGTCAGGTTAGCACTACCCTGAACAATCCCACCGGAATAATATCCCGCCTGAATGCTTTGGTTCGTGGTTCCAGGTGTAAATGTAGGCGCTCCACGGTTCGGCATCGATCCTGTAACCTTTGAACCATTTACATATGCCGTTTTGCCACTCAAGATGTCAGCCGGTGTAGCAGTAGCGTCGCTCGTGTCCGGGCCGACAGGTATTGATTGGATGTTATCAGCCATCTGCTGAAACGTATCGCTGGGAGAAGTTGGAATGCCTTTGTCAGTGATAGCCCCAGCGACTAGAGCCTTCCCATCACTGACAGATGTAAAAAGCTCGACCAAAGCTCCCTCAACATTGGTCGCCGTAAAATGACCGCCAGTATCTTCGATGCCGATGTTTGTTGCCAGATGAGCGTTGGTCGCTGAAGATGATATGTGGTTATCAAAGTCGGATTTCTTTGCCGCCCCAATATCCTCCGGTGTCAGCGGATCGTCGCCGCCCGAAGCGTGGCGGGAGGCGTGATTGTTTGCAGTCTCTAATGCCGCGTCTGCAGTTGCTGCAGCGTCATTGATTTCCTGGCCAATCTGGTTCATATCAGCGGGCAGCACGGTGTCATTCATTGTCCAATCTGTTTTGGCCATCAGCTCTCACCTTCCTTAACCGTGATGGATTGGATCATGAGATGATCCGCCGTGATGGGGATGTTGACATCATGCGAGCTAATCACGTTGTTTTGCGCGTCTTTGAGCTCAATCTTTGTGATCGTCGACACTTCTTCGGCGGGCACAAGATATTTCATCCCGAGCACATTTCCCGTTACCTGTTTGATCTCAAAATCGGTTATTTCGTATGACTCGTTGATAACCACCTTTGCAACGCGGCCGTCTACATATTCGGTCACGTTATTCAAAAACGTTGATTCAATCATATCACGGGCACCTCCGGTCCTAATGTTGCAAACGGCGCGGCGCCGAGCTGCCATGAGCCGTCCAACTTGTAATTCCAGGCCACTTCTTGCATGACAATCGTCTCGACCAACACCAGATCATCATTCAGTGCTGTATTCTGCTGATACACGATATTGGCCGGCTTGATCTGTTTGACCGTATGCTCGACCTCACGGAATACCTCAGCGTCTTGTATGGCGGCTTTAATGATTAACAGAAAGTTTTCCAGTTCTACCTCTACCAGCGTCCGTCCGGGGCCTACCAGCCTGTCCAGTAACTCCTGCAGAAATCGCGACGTAAACGGCGGTTTCATGGAATACCGGTTGATGATCCGTGCGCGCCGGAATTCGAGCGGTTCCGTGGCCGGATCTGCCTGTATGCCCAACATCTTTTCCCGGCGTTTGATGCCGGCGACGCTGGCCGTCTCAACGAACTGGTCATCGAACAACTGCCGGACAGCTGTCTCCGTAAAGTCCAACTCAACTTCTTCCGTTTTGTCCAGTTCTACGAAATCCCTGATATGACGATAGAACTCAGGCAAGTATTGCAGGATCCGATCACTCATTGATGATCACCGTCCCGAGTACCGGAATCTCTTCCGCGTCCAACGCCACATTGGAAGGGGATCCGTTCAGTTTTGTTCCGGTCACGTCGACCACGCCCGGAACGGTAAGAATCGCCGCCTCGATCTGCGAGATCCGGACTACGAGTTGTGACTGATCGGCCCATTCCTTCCGCAAACTGAGGAGGTACGCCTCGATGACTTCCCTGATCGGCTCCTGAACCTGTCCGATGGTGCCGTCATTCGCCAGCATCACGGTGGTTTCCACGTCGATTGTCACGTCCTGAACGCCGGCTATCGTCACCTGATGGCCAATAGGAGCCAGACCATACCCTTCCCCTTGCGGCGGCGGATCGATCGCTTCCTGGACCTTGTCCACGAGAGCCGGCGACGGTGCGCTCCAGTCGGACGCGATGATCGTACATTTCACTGTTCCGCCACCGTTCCAGACGGGGACCACCTTCACGCCGCCAACACCATTCATCGCGCCGATTTTCTGCTTGTAGTCGGCGACATTCCCTCCGAATGCCGGCTCATTCACAACCGCATAATAGCGCTGTCTGAGCGCTTCATCGCCCTCCTCGTCCTCCCCGGGCACAAGCACCGCGGCGAGCTCTGCCCGCGCAAGGCCGGCGACATAATCGATTGGCAGCAGCGTGCCGAATGGTTGGTTTCCGACGGCTCCGGCCGTTTCGCATTCGAGCACAAATTCGCCGGTCGACACTTTGCTGATCACTGCGTAGACCAGTCCGTCTATGCCGTAACGGCTGCCGATTGGTACGTCCAGCGGCACATCGCCGGCGGCGTAAAACATCCCCTGCCGGCGTGCTTTGGTGGCCGGCCGGCGATTGACTCCGAATTCAGCTGTCCGCCTGGTCAGGTATTCGCCGCTGGCGGTGTCAGCGAAGGACAGGTTGTAGTTGATGTCCAGTTCCGCATACAGCTGCGCGAGTTCGGCGGCCGCCGGCGCCAGCGCGTCATAGATCACGCTACCCGGGCGTTTGTCGATGTCGTCCGATACCCTGTCCAGCATCCGCTGAAGAATAGCTTGAAACGTCTGGCTCTCATACACCTTGTGTCACCTCCATATCAAAGGATCCAAAGTCGCTGACAACGGTAAATTGGACCCGGGCAGCATCCCCTTCGAATTCGACCTGAATTCTCTCGATGTCCATGATCCGATCATCCTGCATCAGCGCTTCCCGAATTCGACGGCGGAGTTCGGATTGCACCAACATTCTGTCCTTTCCAACCAATCCATGCCCTTCAAAACCATACGAGGAATCGTAGATCAGATAGGAAAAACGCTCTGTGTTCAAAATCTTGAACACGGCCTGCTTCACTGCTTCCACTCCGTCAATGAATCCTGATACCCGCCCCCGCTCCACATCCAGCCGCCACGTTCGGGAAGGCTGAGTTGCCGCGACAGTTTCCATATCTTGCGTGTTCAATGTTCCTCCCGTCGGAATCATCCGCTCACCACCTTATCGAGGATCAAAAATCTCTGCCCGCCCTGGATCCGGAGAAGCACCACCCGGTCCCCGGCCTGCAGACCGGGACGGATGACGTGCTCATAACCTCCAATCTCCACTTTCAGTTCTGTCGTAGCCGCCGTCTGGATCAAAAAATCCGCATCGAGGGTAAACCGTTGGTCCACGTTTACCTCGAGCGGATTCTTGTTCGTGACTGTTCCAAACATGACGGCCACCGCGTTGCTTGCCGCCACCGCGTCCAGCGCGGCTCGCTTGATCGCTTCCAGCATACAGATCCCCTCACTCCATCACCTTTCATTCATCGCAATACTCCATCAAATCACCTGAAGATCGCCTTTAGCGTGATGGACATCGTATGGTTGTCCCCGTCAAACTGATGCCGGGCCTCATCGACCATCATCGGCTGGTTGATCCCAAGCGATTCAATCACCACCGGCAAATACATGCCCGCGCGCACCCGGATATCGCCGATCGCATCCAGCTTCAGCGAACGCTGCTCCCGGTTTCTCAGAGTGGCCAGCTTGTTCAAAAGGTCGTTGATCTGGGCAGGATTTTTCTCCTCATCCACACTTTGGTACAGCTGCAGCACTCCCCAACGGGCAATGTTCACGCTGTCCTCGAACATGTACTCTTCCCGCTTGCCGGTTGTCTGATTGTCCCTATACAGGACGATCTGGTTGTACGTGTCCTGGTCAATGTCCCGCCCGTATTCAAAACCGGTCAGCAGGCTTTGGTCGCCAATGACAATGCCGGCCTGAAAACCGGACACATCCCTCAGCGACAGCTCGCCGAAATCGTCAAAGAATACAAAAAATCGGCCGGTAGCCGACATGGTCAGCGTGTTTGCCTTTTCGATGATATCCAGCAACGTTTGGCCGTCTTCCATCAGGCTGGGGATGCGATACCCGGTTTCGTCGATGCGGCCGACCTTCAGGTTGAACTCACTGGCGATCTGCCGGATAACATCGCCGGTCGTGACGCCTTTCAATTTGTACGTATCCTTGTTCAGCAAATACCGGATCTGGTCGTAGGCCCTGACGCCGATCTCCGCATCCTGGTTTTGCGAGACGTTGAACACGTAGCCGAAAAACACCTTCGCTCCGTCCTTCCGCACCTGCACGATGTCGCCGTTGTCAACCGAAAAATCCCGGTGCTGGAACACGCCGCTGGCGATCAGTTTGAACTCGACGCTTGCCGGCCTGCCGACGCGCGTCGTCGTCCAGGTCAGGTCCTTCGCGATGTCCGACACGTCCCAGATTTGCCCGTTTTTTTTGTCAATCAGGATCTCGATCATGGCAGCTTCAACACCTTGCCGACGGGCAGCCGCCTGATGTCACAGTCCCTGATGCCGTTCAGTTGCTGGATCTCCCGCCAACGGGTTCCGTCGCCGAGAAACCTTTTTGCCACGCTCCAGAGCGTATCGCCCGCCACCATCGTGTACGTTTTCGGCTGCACCCGTTCGTCCGGACGCGCCGGAGAGGAGCCTACGGCCGTTCCCCCGCCATTCTGCTGCGGAATGAGCCGGGCGGCGTAAAACCTGTACTCTTTCAAATGCAAGGAATACGCAATATCCCCGGGGCTGCCTGCCACTTCTTTCCACTCAAAGCTCTCAATGCTGGCGGGAATGTTGATTTCGGAGATGGTTTCGCCCTTTGCTTCGTCGTAATAGGCGTTTCCACCCACAAAAATGAACCGGATCGGCCGCTTGCTCTTCCACCATTTCATGATGTAGTCCACGTATTTCATCGGCTCCATCACGATGGAAGCCGTCATGTAGGGATACCTGAAGGCTTTGCCATCTTCATTTAACCGGATGGCCGGAAAAATGCTCTCGATCGAATATTCCGCGAGCCCCCGGTCTTTGATGACGTTGATCTTGCCCAGTCCATACACTTCATGGACGGCTCCATCTCCGCGGATCGAAGCGCCCAATTCGCGGGGAAGAACCGGCAGCTCAAATCCTTCCTCCTGATTGTTCCAGCTGAGCCAGATCCCGTACTTTCGCTCATCCAACCGTATACACCCCTCTCGCGGAAGAGGCGATTTCCTCATTTAGCCTGGCAGTGATGTTGGCGATGATCTCGTCCACGGAGCGTCCATCCTGACGGATGTGGGTGTCTCCGAAGGTGAGTTGAGGCTGGAGCGTCACGAAGTTTTGAATCGCCTGCATTTCCGCCAGCTCCCGCATGATCTTCAGATCCTCGCTGGAAATATCCACGGTTTCTCCGATTTTGCCGACTTCGTCGACCCTCCCGATGCTGTCCAGGCCTTTCTTATTGAACAATGAATCTCCAAACGGATCATCACCAAATGGTCTGTTGCCATACGAATCTTCTGGCAAACCTGGCACCTGAAACATGCTACTGAAATAATCCACGGTGTCAGTTATAGCATTCGTAACAGATTGACCGAAAGATTTTCCAATAGCCTGACCTGTCCGAAATGCTTCATCATAATCCATGGTCTGCATGCGATCGATCGTTATATAGTCGCTCGGCTCTTCCCCTAGCATTTGTTGCAGATCATTTTGCAACGAAGAAACCCTGTCGGCCAAATTGCTCCCAAACACCCAATCAATGGCTGATGCGACTCTCTTTAATTGATCCAACACTTCATTCCCCAAATTGATGAACAGCTTTCTGACAGAATATACCGGATGACGAAAAACATTTAACAGAAACTCAGCCGCTGCTGCAAAGATGTTGCGGAAAAAGGCGATCCTGTTATGCACAAAAGCAACAAACATGCCTATCAAGCCGCCAATAAAGCCGACTACTTCCGTAGCCGCATCACCCCAACGGTAAAAAACATAGATCAGAAAACCAATGATCGCACCAACCAGCAAAATATGCCAGTTCATTATCATCCAGGACATTGCGGCGGAAAGTATTGGTTTTAATATCTGCCTTAATTGACTGATGAGCATGGGAATTTGGTTCAATGCCCAAAACGCTAATGCAGAACTGATTGTGACGATTATGGGTTCAATGATTCCCCAGTTTGACTGAATGGTGTCTATCAACCAAATGAAAGCGCCTAGCAGAGCATCGGCTGCCTGGGCTGCAAAAAAAAGAGCGCTGGTCAAAGTTTGAACAAACGCCGCCCCCTGTGGAGAATTCAACCAGTCGTTCAGCCGCTGGAACACCGGTTCAAAGAACCGCCTGGCGTCATTCTGGAACTGCCGCCATACATCGCTGAAGGTTTTGGGCAGATCAGAAAACTTGCTGTTGATTTCATCCGAAGCCATAAAGATCGCAGCTTTCAGGATATCGGCCGTGATCATCCCTTCCGCCGCCATCGACCTCAATTCGCTTTTCGATTTTCCTGTAAATGCCGCGATCGCGTCCGCCAGCATCGGTGCCTGATTCATGATCATCAGCATACCGGATTCATCCAACCCACCATTTGTCATGGCTTGAATCAATTGTTCCATCCCGGCCTGCTGATCGGCGGCCGTACCTCCACCCAATTGAAATGCTTTTTGGGCGAGTTCCGTGAAGGCGATGATTTCGTCCGTACCGGAAAATGCAAACCCTGCTTGCAATTTCAGATTGCTTACATTTTCAAACAACGAGTGGAAGTCGCTTCTGGCACGATTCGCAGCCGCATACAATTTTTCCTTTACCTGCTCTGCGGTTTGACCTTCATCCACAACAAAATCAAGTCTGGTCTGAATGGCAATGAATGTATCCGCAGCAGACAAAACTTTTTGCACGGATTCGAGTGACAGATACTGTTTGGCAATTCCCTTGATCTTGCCCCACATGCTCGCCAACAACCTTTGGCCCAAACCTATGGATTTGTTCAAATTTTGCTGACTTTGAACCGATTGGTTGATCGAATTGTTCGTTTGATTCAACAGCACATTTTGCTGATTGATTGTATGATTCGTTTGCGCCAACAGAACATTTTGCTGATTGATTGTTTGGTTAATTTGTTGATAGTTTTGATGAACCACCTCGGTCATATGCACGAACTGTTGATTGACAACCGTGATGCTTGTTGAATTGTCCATGATATTCTTGGTGACCTGGCCTACTCTGGAAAGTCTCTCCATGGCTTTGTTCAATCTGTTCACTGATTCCACGAGATCGTTCATCCGATCCAACATGCGGTTGAGATGTTCGTTCATTTCATCTACGATGCTTATCGTGATGGAAACCGTCGCCATTCTTTCACCGCCTTTCAATATACAGTAGCTCCGGCAAAATATCCGGCTTGCAGCCCTCATCTCCGCCTGGAGGGCTTCTTCATTTTGCGCTCCGCTTCCTTTTCCGCCCGGATCCGTTCAAGGATCAGCGCATACAGGGCGGCTTTTTGCTCAGTTGTGTAATCGGCGATTTCCCACGGCTTGATATGCAGCTTGTGGAGGGCGTAATAAGCGAGATGCCACTCGCTGTCGCCCTCCCGGATCAGTTTTTTACTTCCTCAATCTGGCTCTCCAGATCCTTGTCGAAGCCGTTGATTTCCTGGACCTTCTGAATGAGGGCAGCGTATTCCCCGGCCAGCAGCATCCGTTTCAACAGATCCTCCGCGCCCATGACGCCGTAGGACTTCTGCAGATCCGCATCCTTCAGATCGGGATACAGCACGCTGGCGGCAGCAATTTTCGCGAGGTAAACTTCCGGCTTCGTCTCCGGAACGCGCTGCCCGTTCTTCCCTTTCACATACTGCGTGGAAGCCCGGCGAAGCTCCTCGTTCTCCGCCTCCGTGAGCGCCCGGATTTTCCAAGGAATCGGATTGCCCTTTTCATCCCTGAACCGTTCGGACACCACAAACTCCTCAACGATATCGGCCGGATTCGTTTTTGCAAAAAATGCTTTCAGGCTGCTCATTCGGTGATTCCTCCTTCATGAATGTAATGGGGCGCCCAAATCAGGCGCCCTCGATCGGATTGAACTGATCGATGATTTCCACGTCGTCGAACGTAAACGGCAACTCCTCTTCCAGCATGTCGTCGCTGGAGGCGTCGAACTTGGCGATAATCACGCTGTCCAGATTGCAGTTTTTGAGCACGACCGTTTGCTTTCCCGCGCTCGAGACGGGATCCTCGTTCACGATCATCAGATCGAACCAGAAATCCTTTCCGGTCTTGACGTACTCCTCCATCAGTTTCCGGAACAGGGACGTGACGTAATAGATGGTCAGCGTGCCGCTGCCGCTCCATCCGGCCGAACGCTTGGAGGTGTTGGTCTTGCCGAGAATCGGCACATCCACCTTGTTCTTTTCGATGGTCGCTTCAATGGCCTTGGCATAAAACAGCTCGATATTTTGCTCGTTCATCTTGAGGTACGCCCGCGCCATTTTGCCGCTGATTGCGTCCTGATTTCGGAAAAACATCGTTCATCCTGCCCCCTTTAGCGGACCGTCACGGTCATGTAGATTTTCTCAACGGAATCCGTCGGCTGCACCCACTGGTTCACCACGACGGAATCCCCTTCAAAGCCCGGCAGCACTTCCAGATCCGTATCCGGATTGAAGTTCTGCACGGCGCCGATGTTCTGGTACTGGTTCGTAATACTGATAATTTCGCTCTTGAACAGGTTGCGGCCGTCGTCGTTGTTCGGCACCTTGCCGATAAAGGACTGGCTGAACACCCGCATATAGTCGTTGCCCAGCCCGTCCAGCACGCGCACCACCCGGTTCTTGCTGAACGCCTTGCCTTTTTCCGGCGTGAACGTGTGCAGCGTATTGATGTCCTGTTCAACGATGGCACGGCCGTCTTTGGCGGCAAACACGAACTCGCCCGCCTGCAGCGCCGCAATGATCTGGCTGTTCGTGTATTTGGGAGCAACGTCCACCGCGCCGTCATAGGAATCGTACGTCAGCGACTGATTCGGAGCGGCTCCCGCCGTGGCTCCTGCCACCCACGCGACCGCCTGGGCCGCCGTCAGGGTTGTTCCGTCGGCCAGCACGACGCCGTTCTTCACGCTGATGACTCCCTCGTAATCGGCAATCGGATTGTTTTCCATCACAACCTGAATTTTTTTGCCTTCATCGTCCCGAAGCCGCTTCGCAAATGACACGAACACCGCTTTCGTCTCGCTGTCCGTCGACGTCAGGCCGATCGTGTGGAAATCATGGACTTCGATCGCCTCCAGATAATCCAGGTAGTCCTGGGCCTGAACCGTCCCGTCCGCGCCGCCCGTCAGAGGCGTGCCGGCGGTTTCCGAAAGAGACCCCGAGCCGGAAAAGGTCACCCAGTCATTCGCCTGCAGATCGTCGATGTCCTCCACCGTCTGCGCATCGACTTCCCTGCCGTCCACCAACGTTTTCACATCGAATTTGGACGCGTCGTCAATGTTCTGCTCAATGACGATGGTGATGTCGTTGCCGCGCACGCCCCCGTGCTTCGCCGTAATCGTCAGGTTGCCGGCGGTCGCCGTCGCCTTTGTGCCGGTGTTGAGCCGGTACAGAAGCAGAGTTCTGGCGCGTTTCAGGGCTTCGCGTACGAGCAGCAATTGCGGCGCAGTGATCGGATACCCCAACACATCAAACGTGTTCGCGCCGGCCTCAACAGCCACAACCTGTTTCGCCGGACCCCAGCTGAGCGCCAGCGGCAGGCTGACGATCCCCCGCTCGCCGAGCGCGCCTGCCGCACGCTGCTCCCCTTTGAAATTGATGTAAACCCCGGGCCTCACCTTGTTTTGAACTGTCCAGGTTCCTCCCGCCATGTCAATCCACCTTCCTGTTAGCGTATTGTTTGATCAATCGTTTCGCTTCATCGATGGCGCAGGCCTGATCATCCCGCATCAGCGCCCGCAACGCATCCTTCTGAACCTGCGTAAACTGAGCCGATTTCATGAACTGCTGTTTCGTAAACTTGCGGCTTTTGCCTTTTTCCGTCACTTCAAACCCTCCCGCACTTCCACGTTCGCCATGAACGGTTCATCCGTCCGCGCAGCCCAAACGTGGAAATTGTAGTTGACAAAAAAGTGAAGCGCGCCTTCGGCAATCTGGAACCGCATGCCGGTTCCGCGCGCCGCGCGCCCGCTGATCGTGATCGACTGAAGAACATCCGTCAACTGCTCAGCCTTGCCGCACAAATCCGCCATATCGCCGTTCAGCGCGACATATTTCACATCGAACGGATGCACCCGCCAATATCGCCTGCCGAGCTCCTGCGTGTGCGTCGGCTCCAGCATGTTGACGAGAAAATACGGCGGAGCCGGCTCCGGGCCGCTTCCCTGATCGTAAACGCCGATATCCGGAAAGGCCGTTTCCAGCGCGGCGCGCACGGCCTGGCGCACGTCGTTGATTGTGACCTGACTCAGAGACATATCCACCACCTTTCAATCATGATTGTTGGTCCTGACATGACACCTTCACTTCATGATCGATCACCTCCTGAAGTTCCCTGCGGCAGGTGTCCGGCCGCGAAAATGAATTCGGGCCCCTGAAGTCTCATCAGGGGCCCGGGAAGGCCACTGTTCCCTTACACATGTCGGCATGCTGCAGACCTGCTTCGTTCCGCACCACCTGCCCCAGACGCATCCGACACATTGCTTCGGAATGTTTGGTAGTTCCTCATCCAACTCCTCGGCTTGTCTGTTCTTTCTCACAAAATCCCCCCAAACAAAAAGAGCCGCATTTCTGCGACTCCGGTTTTTCTGTTTTTTTCTGCAGCCCCATTTTACATCAGCCTCGAATCGCATTGCATCTTTCCTGTCATCGGTGACTTTCCCGCCGGACCTGTCACCGCTGCCGAACCTGCCACCTGGCGCCAATTATGTCGATCCTGCCGGACCTGTCTCGTCTGCCAACCATGACATTTCTGCCATCTGATGCACGATGCTGTCCCTGTAGCGAAACACTTGCCGCTCCGAAATCCCCATATGCCGGGCGATTTCCACGATTTTCATGCCGTCCAGCAGGCAGTCCAGAACCGTCCGCTCCCTGTGACCCTTCACATGCTCTATCCGCTCCTGGATATAGAGTACCTTCTGCTCGTATTCGCGCAGTTTTTTCCAATGACGTTCCCTCTTCGCCGCCTCCAGCGCGACCGGATCCGAGCGCCCGCCCTTCGGCCTGGGCGCACCCAGCAGCTCATAGTTTTGCGTGATCCGTTCTCCCGCATCGCCCAGAAGTTCGCGAAGCCTCTCAATTTCCCGGATCAGCCAATGGTAGTCCCGCAGCGTTTGCTCAATTTCCCTCTTTTTCATCTTTTACACCACCCATCTTCCATTCCGGTTTATTTCCGCAATATGTGAGGCTTGTCCAACAACACAAATCGTGTTTTTCCTCTGCAAAAAAATACTGTTCATTCACTAAACCACCCCATTTCCACACAAAACGTGATGCCATTCCAATATATACCAGCACATTTTGTGCAGTCAATCCGACTTTTGATGGAAAAACTGCACGAAGTGTGCTATAATTCTCCCAGGGTGATGATGATGAGCTTTGGGCAAAGCTTGAGAAAGCTTCGGGAAAACCGCCAAATAACCCAGAAAGAGCTGGCGAAGAAATTGAACGTGAGCGAAAGCGCCATCGGCATGTACGAACGCGGCGAAAGGGAGCCGAATTTCGAGACGGTCAACAGGATTGCGAATTTTTTCAACGTGCCGACCGACTATCTTTTGGGCCGCATCGATGATCCCACGCCGCCCGCCGACAGGTCCAGGCCGTACTATGCGTTAACGGACAAGGATCAGCGGGACATCGCGAGAGATCTGGAAAAAATGATGAACGATCTGGAATCGAACGAAGCGATGTCATTCTACGGGGAGCCCATGGATGAGGAAACGAGGAAACTGGTGCGGTTGTCCCTGGAAAATTCCATGCGGTTGGCAAAGGAGATGGCGAAAAAGAAATTCACTCCCAAAAAGTTCAGAAATGATGAACCGGAAGTTGAGTGAACAGGGGGGAAATCTCATCAGTACGGTCAAACAGATTGTCTCCCGGATCGTCAGAACATATAAAACCAACGACCCGTTTGAGATCGCCGAACACAAAAACATCACGATTTTATTCAATGATCTGGGCGACACCTTCGGATTTTTTTCATCGTACAAACGTTTCAAATTTATCCATATCAACAGCGTGCTGGATGACGGCATGAGAAGATATGTGTGCGCGCATGAGCTTGGGCATGCCGTGCTTCATCCGCGCATGAATACGCCATTTTTGAGGTCAAATACGTTTTTTTATACGGACCGGCTGGAAAAGGAAGCGAATGAGTTTGCCGTGGAGCTGCTGCTGCCTGACGATGTCGTGCGGGAGTATGGGAGCATTTACGATGCCGCGGCGGCCTGCGGCGTGCCGAATGAGGTTGCTTCCCTGAAGCGGATCGATGAGGGGTTGCTGCGGACATTTTTGCGGGACGAGCGTTCGTATTACAGCGTGTAGTTCAGCAGATAAAACTGCTTGATTCATTTATTAAATTTACCTTAGACTAATGTCGATGAGATTAACATAATGAGGAAGTGGCAAAATGTTAGTTTACACTATTGGTTATGAGGGTGAAACAATTGAAAATTGGATAAATCGTTTACTACAAGCAGGCATTACCGTACTTGTAGATATCCGAGAAAAACCAATAAGCAGAAAAAAGGGATTCTCGAAATCTGCATTAAAAAACTACCTTGAAAAGCATAATATTGAATACACACATTACCGATCACTTGGTTCACCTTCAGACATCCGGAAACAATTAATGAACGATTTCAACTACGATGTTTTTTTTGAGAAATATGAAAAACACCTAGCTGCACAAGACGATCTTCTTAAAGAAATTATCACCACCTATGAAAATGAACGCCCGTGTTTCATGTGTTTCGAAAAAAATCACACAAGGTGTCATAGGCACTCGGTTGCAAAGCGACTCGAGGAAATATACCCAGAGAGAGTGAGGGTTGTGCATTTGTAATGATGGAAAACAAATGGGAAAAGAAAAAAGTTTTAATTACAGTTAAAGCTTACCCACAATCATCAAAAAAATATGTCGAGACTGTTTGCACTGCTGGGATAACAAGTGAAGGGGAATGGATAAGAATATATCCGATCCCCTTTAGGTATCTTGATAAGAATCTGCAGTTTAAAAAATACCAATGGATTGAAGTGGAATTACAAAGAAACCCAAATGATAATCGTATTCAAAGTTACAGACCAAGAATTGAATCGCTAAAAATTATTTCAGACCAACTTCCAACTAAGAATGGATGGGAATTACGTAACGAAATTGTGCTAAAAACCGTTTCTCCTTCTCTTGAGTATCTGAAGGAAAATTACCCAAATACTTCATTAGGAATAATTAAGCCGAAAAAAATAATTGACTTAATAGTAGAAGAAGTACCAGCTTCCCAGATAAATGAATTTCAACAACTGATGTTTGTATTTAGCGAACATAAAACTGATATTTCCTCTCCATTAACTCCATTGAACTATAAATTCTCTTCAGTATTTAGGAATCGCTTTAATTTAGATTGGTTGCCTTTCATAATTGTTATCGAATTTGGGTAA